TGCAGATACGAACCCCGGAACGCTGGCGTCGCTTCGTTCGTCGGCCAGTTCATACGGCAAGCGACTTAACCGGAAGTATCGCGTTTTCGTTCACGACGAATATAAGTGCGTCGAAGTGGCGCGGCTGAAATGAACAGCGACGCGCGGCCCAATGTGGGCAAAATGGTTCGCGTGTTCGGTTCGTCGTACCTTGGCCTTCGCGCGCAGTATCCGAACGCCTTTGCCATCCAACCAACCCGGACAGGCTATCAAGCCGTCGTAATCATCGAAGAAGGGGCGAACAATGTACGAAATCGAAACCGGCCATAAAGTGCCGAAGCAACGTCGCAAGGCTGGAAGCGTGCCGAAGGCCGTTCAACAGGCGTTCAACGACTACGCCGAAGCGTATAAGGCCGTTTACGGCGTTCGCCCGCTGTCGTTCACGTATGACAGCGAAAGCGGCTTTATTCGTGTCGAAAGTAGCGGCGGCGTAAGCGTCGCACGACTGCGCGAAATGACGAAACAGCTTCGTTACCGCAAAGGCTGAAAAAAGTTGTTCGCAGGTATTGACGAAGCGTCGAAGGCGTCGTACTATATACCCATACCAACGAACACAAGGAACCGCCGAAATGAAAAACGCAGAAATCGCAGCAATGGAAACCAAAATGTCGAAGGTTGCAGGCGCAGCCGTTGAACTTACCATTCGCGCCGAACGCGCCTTTACGTTCAGCTTCGAAAGCGTCAACGAAGAAGCCGCCGCAAAGCTGGCAAAGTTCTTCGAAGGCCAAGCGAAAGTCGAAGTTGAACACGACGAAGAATGCGGTTCCTTCGTTTACGTCGATTGCAAGTAATCAACAGCGCGCCGGGCGCAACCCGGCATTTTTGAAGGAGTTATAACAATGTGCATCGTATGCGATATTAAACAGGCCGTCGAAGCTTCCGGCCCGGACAAAGAAGACCGCGCCAAAATCCTTGGCTTGGTCGAAAAGCTGGCCGAAGCCTTGGGCGATGTTCTGGAAGTCGCGCAGGAAGTACACGAAGCCAAGCCCGAAGCGTTCCAGCCGGAACACGTCGAACGCTTGCAGAACGCCGCCGACTTGCTGAACGACCGGGGCGAACTGCCCGACGCCCTGTTGGCCCTGCTGTTGGCCGCCCTTGGGCGCGGCGTCAAGGTCGAAACAATCCGCGTCGAACTGCGCGAAGGCGAAACGCCAGAACAGGCCGTAGCGCGTGTAATGGCCGAACGCGAAGGCGGGGCCGCGACGAAACACTAACCAAAGCGCCCCGGCTGTTGTATAGTCGGGGCTTCTTTCTATCATGGGGAACGAAAGAACATGGCGGACGAAGTAGACCAAACAGCCGACCGAATAGAAAACGAAGTAAGTTTTACGGTCGGCGAACTTTGCCGAAAGGCCGCAGCGATACCCGCAGGCCGTCCGGGCGAATGTGATTTTTGCGGCGAACACTTCGCGCGCGTTGTCGAAGTGACCGACCCGCGAACGGGCGAAGTCGTCGAAAGCTGCGGTCGCTGTCGTGACCGAAGGGGCATCGCATGACGCCCGCAACCCTTGCCAAGTCTGGCACCGAACACGGCCACCAAGCGGCGTTATTCGCTTACTGCGCCGTCGCGTATCTTCACGGCTTCGACGTAGCCGACGAATGGTGCAAGACCGGCGTAATCCCGCAAACGACGCCGTACAGCATGTACGAAACGCCGACCGTGCCCGCGCTTGAATGGTTCCACGCTATCCACAACCAAGGCCACGGCGACAAGGTGCGCGGGGCTAACGCCAAGGCCGAAGGCGTCCGCAAGGGCGTAGCCGATACGTTCTTGCCTTGGCCGAATGGCGGATGGCATGGCCTTTATATCGAAATGAAGAAGCCGACCGAACGCCCGAAGTCGGAAACCGCAAAGGGCGGCGTATCGGACGAACAACGAAGATTCGGCGAATATGCAAAGCGCGTCGGCTATGGTTGGGCCGTCTGCTATGGTTGGGAACACGCCGTAACGACGTTGCGAAGTTATATCGAATGGGGTTCGTAATGGGGCTTTCGTGCCTTGCCTGCGAACTTACCCGCGCCCGGTTGAAAGCGGCGGCGCTGGCCCTTGTGGGCTGGCCCCTTGACCGCATCGCCGGGCATTTGTCCGTTTGCTATGGCGAACGGTATTACGTCGAAGGCGGCAACCTGTACCGCGCGTCGAAGCTGCCGCCGTATGAACCGCACTTGATAAGGGGCGAACAATGAAGAAGACCGACGAAGAATTGGTAGACGAAGCCCGCAGCATCGCACGTTCGAAACGCTGTTTTGTCGTAACGAAGCCGGGTTATTGGCTGTTGTACCGCGAATGCACGCCGCGTAACGTATGCGTCGGCAAACGGTCGTCGGCTGCGGCGTTGCTGCAACTTGCGAAAAAGGCTTGACGTAGCTTCGAAGCTGTCGTACACTTCTTCGTAAGTTGAACGAACCAAGGAGTAACGACCATGCCAGCCTATAACGTAACAACGTCTTTCGAAATGACCGACGGTCGCGAACTTGTTTGCGAATACGTCTTGTCGGTTACGCCGGGTCGCTATTCCGGCCCTTGGGAAGACTGTTACCCGGACGAAAGCGACGCCAGCGACCCGACGTACTTTATCGACGGCGAAGAAGTCGATTACAAAGACTTGCCAAAAGGTTTGGACGTAATAGCCGACAAGCTTTACGAAGCTGGCGACGGCGAATATAATTATTCGCAGTCGGAAGACGAACCGGATTACGAACCGGATTATTACGACGATTATTAACGAAGGAGTAACGAAAATGTCTTGGCTTATTGGTTGGTTGCTTGTTTCCGTCGGCGTTGTTATCGGCTTCTTGCTTGCTGCGCTGTTGCGCGCAAACGACGAACGCCCTAGTTCGGGCGGCTTCGTGCCGAAGGCTGGCGACGATGAATAACGACGAAGCGCGCGAACTATTCGAACAAGTGAAGGCCAACCGGGCGAAGATTGACGGTTGCGCCCGCCATCGCTTCGAAATAGGCGACCCGCCGTACACGTTCGGACAAAAGTTCACTTGTTCGAACTGCGGCGGAACAATGGACGCCGTACAGGCGTTCCGATACTGTCAAGGCTTCAAGGCCGCAGGCGGCGACCCGAACGAAGTTATACCGGGTTACGAATAACGCTTGACAAGCGGCGAAGGTTCGACGAAACTTAGACGTAACGAAGAAACCCCGTTAAGGAGTTGCCGAAATGACCGTTCTAATTTTGCTTCTTTGCACCGTTGCCGCTTTGTTCATTCATCGCATGTTCGTTCGTCCGATTCTGGATTGGTTCGAACAACGCGAATACGCCGAACGTATGCGCGAAGCTGAACAGCGCGCGGCGCTGGAAAAGGCAAGGCGGGCCAAGTGTCGATAATCTACGCACCGCGCGAAGCCATGTCCAAATGGGACGCGCGATTTATTGAACTTGCCGAACACGTCGCCGGATGGTCGAAAGGGCCACGTAAGCGCATCGGCGCGGCTATCGTGCGCCCGAATCGGTCGATTGCGTCGCTTGGGTATAACGGCCCGCCGCGCGGCTTCGACGACGCCGTTTTTCTGAACATGACGCGCGACGAACAACACGCGGTCGTAATTCATGCCGAAGACAACGCAATTCGACAGGCTGCGCCGGGCGAAGACTTGTCCGCGTGTACGCTGTACGTTTCGCCGCTGTTTCCGTGCGCCATTTGTGCCGACCGCATCGTTCGGGCCGGTATCCGTCGCGTCGTCGCTTATTGTGGGCATATATCGCCAGACTGGCGCGCGTCTGCCGACGAAGCCGAACGCATCTTTAACCAAGCGGGCGTCGAATGCCTGTTTACAATGGATTAACGAACATGAAACCGCTAGACCATTCGCAAATCGAAGGCTTGTTGTTCTATCAAGACCCGACGACGCAAAACTATATCGGCGCACCGAAGGCCGACCCGTTCAACCAAGCCGGAAGCTTCGTCGCATTCGGGCCGCGTGTTACCGTTGACCCGGCGTTGTATAACTTGCTTGCCGCAGCGCCGACAATGTACCAAGCCCTTTCGATGCAATACGCTTACCTTCAAGCGCAAATCGAAGTTATCGAACGCTTGCCAAAGGCGGGCGAACTTGATAAGCTGTTGTCGTCGTTAATCGAAGCGCAGAACGCTTGCCTAATGGCCCAACGTATCGCGCAAGTCGGTTACGAAAATGTCGCAAATTCACTTGACAAAGGTTCGAAGCGGTCGTAAGCTTGAACCATCGAAACGAACAAAGGTGCCCACAATGAACCGCAAACTTCTTGTTATCGCTGGAATCGTCGCCTTCGTCGCGTTGCTTGGCATGGCCGGGCAAATGGACTTCGAAGACGAAGCCCGCGCGCACCTGTTGTATTGTGACAACGTAGCGAACGGCGTTTGGCCGGATTACGACAAAATTTACGATTCTGAATGCACGCCCGAACGCATCGCAGAAATCGAAGAAATTTTGCGTTGACCGCTTGACACAACGAACGGTCGGCGTAAAATCAACCCGTCGCAACAACGCGACATAACCTTAACGTTAAGGAGTTACACAAAATGGCTACCAAGAAATCGACCGCGAAGAAGAACACCGCCGCCCCGGTTATCGGCCTTGCCGAAATTGTTGCAGCCGGGCCGAATGGTCTGTATACTTCGCCTGCCGTACATGGCCCGCTTGTCGAAGCCGGTATGGTAGAAATCAACCCGGCAATGACCAACGAAGCGGGCGAAATCGCAACCCGCGCAACCCAAAAAGGAATCGACGAAATGAATCAGAACACCGAAACCGGCACCGCCGCAGCTTCCGCCCCGGTTGCTACTTCCTTCACCATCGAAGACAACGTACCCATGCCGACCGGCAGCGGTCGCGGTCGCGGCGGCAACGTTTACCCGTTCGACGCGCTGGAAGTCGGCCAAAGCTTCTTCGTTCCGAACAGCGAAGAAAAGCCGAACGCCGCGAAGTCGCTTGCTTCGACCGTTTCCAGCGCAACCGCCCGTTTCGCCGTGCCTTCCGAAGACGGCGCGACCAAGACCAACAAGAAGGGCGAAACCGTGCCCGTCATGGTCGAAACCCGCAAGTTCGTTGTTCGTTCGGTCGAAGGCGGCGCGCGCGTCTGGCGCACCAAGTAAGCAACGGCGCGGGCTACGGCCCGCCCTACGCCTACGCTTCAACGGAAACCCCGGCCATTGCGCCGGGGTTTTCTTTTGCCTTTCTTGTCAATTTGTGCTAATCCGTGTTAATCTTCGGCCAAATGCACTTTTTGGGCCGGGGTTGAAATGGGCGAAGAAATAAAATGGTTTATCGGTGCGTTAATTGGACTTGTTACGGCAGTCGGCGGCCTTATCGTTCGCGACCGTCAAGTAATGAAGTCAATTAACGACGGCGACGAAAAATTGCACGAACGCATTAACAACGTTCAGGCCAATTATGTTCGGCGCGACGACTTGAACGGGCATATTCAAAGCATCGAAAACAACGTTCGAAGTATGCGCGAAGAACAACGCGAAACAAACCGTCGAATTGACGCAGTTTTGGGCGCATTGGCAAAGAAGGAATAACGCAAATGAAGAAGCCCGAACTTATCGAAGATTGGCGCGAATGCTGGCGCTTTTGGTCGGTTCGACTGGCCGCAGTCGGCACCGCAATTACTGGCCTTCTTGTTGCGTTTCCCGACGCAGCGTTGGCCGCTTGGGCAATACTTCCGCACGAATTGAAGTCGTCGATTCCGCCGCAGTATATGCCGCTTATTGGCGTTGGCGTCTTCGCACTTTCAATCGTCGCAAGGCTGATTCGTCAAGATTCGTTGCGCGACAAGGACAACGAACAATGACCCGCAAAGTAACGAATATCGAAGAACAATTGCGCCTTGACGAAGGCGAAAAGCTTTCGGCCTATCAAGACCATTTGGGATTCTGGACAATCGGAATCGGTCGGCTTATCGACGCCCGCAAAGGCGGCGGTATTACCAAAGAAGAATCGTCGTATCTGTTCCAAAATGACTTGAAGCGCAAGCGCG